GTACCACCCATAATTGCCTGTGTCATAAAATTAGACAGTTCTACATTACCATGATGACCTATCCATTCTAAGAAATCCTTAGTCATAGCAGCATCATCATTCATTAAAGTGGCTAGTTCGTCTTTAGTCGTACCATCATATTTTTTAGAATTTGACCATTGGTCAAACAAGTTCTCTAAATCGCCTTGATACCTCTTTCTTTCATCTTTATATGCATTATAGGTATCATAGTGTCCATCCTCTCTGTTATAAGGTTTTACTAAATTATCTTCTCCAAGATATGAAAAATAGCTATTCATAAACTTTGTACTTAATACTTGAGTAGATAAAGCACTACCTAAATTCTTATACAAATCTGCACTAGGAGCATTAGCTTTTGTTGTTGCTGCATTTGCTGTCTTAGTAGCATTAGCCACACCTCTAACTTCCATTGCTAAATCTGTAAGACCTGCTGCTTGTAAGTCATTAGCTACTGCTTCCAATTCCTCTGGTGTTCTAGGGTCTGGATGTTTTCTCATAATCTCATCAATCAAATTTTGTTTTTGCATCAATGGGTCTTGACCACCAAGCATCATACCAAGCCCTCTACCAGCCATATCACCCTGTAAACCAGCACTTGCTGCCATTCCAGCATATTTAGGTTGACTCATTCGCCCCCATCCAAATGCTTGGTCTTGCATTGATTTATTAATGCCAGAGATTGTGTCGTAACGATTTGTTAATAAACCCATTATTATCTCCTCAAGTATTTATTCGTTAATTCTCTTACCATAACCTTATAATCACTAAGGGCTTTAGGATTATCTTTATCTTCTTTAATCATATCAAATATAGGTTTAAGGTAATCATCCCAAATCTCTTTATACAATGCTTTGGAGTTTTCTTTCTTATTAATTTCTTCAACAATCTTAGGTGCTGTTGCTCTATATCTACCAAAAGAAGCAGTAAAGGTTGGAAGAGCAGTAAACATATAATCTCTCCAATCTTCAAATATTCTAAGACCCTCTTCACCAATTGATTGTGTAGTTGCTGTAGCAATATATGAACCAAGCATACCACCACCACCTCCACCACCAGCCATACCCATAGCATCCCAAAGACCTTTTCTCTTAGCACCTTGTTCTATTCCCATTAGATTAGCAATATTTGCTGAAGCATCACTAACTCCACCTACATTACCAATAGCTATAGAGCCTCCTTGTTGAGTACCAGACTGTATGTATGGTATTTGAGCACCACCCATAGCCATAGCTGTGGCTAAATCTCCAGAACCTCTGGCTCTTTCTAAATCCATCATATTTTGTGATTGCATCATAGCATCATTAAAGTCTTGAGCATTAGAGCGTTGTATTGATTCTTCTACTTGACCATATATTCCAGCACCACCAGTTGAACCCAACATACCTTTGGCTGCTAATGCCTCCATTGTTTGATTTCTTAACTCTTCTTGTTCTGGTTGTTTAAGTGCTAGATTCTGGTCATATAAATACTGTTGCATTTCATATGGGTCAGCACCCATACCAGCAACTCTATCATTTGACAATCCTTGACGAGCAAGTAGGGCATCATATCGTGCTTGTAATTCTGGCGACAACCTCTCGGTTATCATCTTGTTTTCGTAATCTATATCTGTTGTACCTAGAGTATTATCAGATGAATAACCAGCAGACATCTCTCCAATCTTATCCATGAGAGCCATTTGTCGGTCATAATCATCCCAAGCAAAACCTACATTACTGCCACCACCACCACCACCCATAGGGATTTTTATAGTTCCAGTTTTCCTTGGACTACCATGGTCAAATTTCCATCCTTTTGTGCCATCTCTGTTTATTACATTAGCACGATTTTTATTACCATAAGCTGCTAATTGGTAACCTGCATCATTTTTACTTTGTGCCATTTCTATCTCCTATTAAACTATTCCTAGTGTTCTTACAACACCACCGCCACCAGCACCACCAGTACCATTATCACCTGGGGTATTTGAATAACCATCACCACCTGCACCACCTGCACCTGTAACTATATCTAAATAATCTGTTACATCTACAATAGTATATGTAGTTGAGTAGTAACTTCCAGCACCACCACCATTACCACCACCACCTTGATTGGTATTACCAGCACCATTACCGCCACCACCAGAGGCATAACCACCACTAGCACCAGAAGGTCTTAGTGCTGGTTCTACTTGGTGTGTACTTCCAGCACCACCACTATAAGCACCTAAGTTTCCTTGAGTACCAAAACTTGCTCCAGTACCACCAGTTGTTGAACCTGTTTCACCAGACCCACCAGCTCCTCCAGCAGCAGAGAAGGTTGTTCTAACTGTGCCATTGGCTTGTTTTACATAAACATAAGTAGTACCACCAGCAACTCCTACAGGTGCATTTTCATCACCACCATCACCTCCACCTCCAGCACCAGCTATTTCAATAGTAATTTGACTTAATCTATCATCTAACTGTTCAGTTGTATTTGAAGTATATGTGTTAGCAGTTGGTGTATATTCTGTCCAAATCTTTGTTCCATTTAACCAAACATTTGCCATCTCAGTACCATTAAAGCTAACTGTATGACCAGTTAATTCACTACCATTAAAGTAAATACTTCCCATATTAGGTAGTAACTATATACAAATCTCCACCAGAGGTGTAAATCTGTGCATGTCCATATACATTCTGAGCAGAGCGTAATGCAGCGTGAACTGTTACATCTGCATCTATTGCTGCTTGTACCATGGCTGTACTAGCTGCTTGTGTTGTATTTGTTGAAGTTGCAGCAGTAGGTATAGTTGGTATTCCAGTTACAGTAAGTGTTTCTCCTACTGTAAGTGTTCCTGCTACTGTTCCATTATCTAATGAAAAACTTTCACCTGCATCTCCATTTAAGTCTGCTTTAGAATTTATTGCTGTTCTTACTGCTGAAAATTCTGTATTAAAATCTGCTCCAGATATTACTTTGTTAGCATCTGAATCTGCTAAAGCATCTTTGCCAGACCATGCTACTGCTATAGTGTAATCACTCATCTTATTTTCCCTTGTTTATGTAAAATTGCTAAATCTTGTATAGAAGCATCATAACCATTGCTTACTATTGCCATGTTAATTTTTAAGTGTTTCGCACTTCCTGTTAACGCTGTTTTATACTCTTCTAACCCATAGACAGGAGTATAAGTAGAATTACTAGGGTGTGTGGCTGCAACATGAGTATGTGTGGCTGTTGTTGCTCCATACAAAGAACTAGAAGCACCCCACAAAGCTGGAGTTCCTGTTGTTGCTGGTGCTAAATTTATTATTGTAGTAGTAGATGGATTTATATTAAAATCTTTATACCACTTTATTCCCAAAGTTGCACCAGAACCACCCTCCAAAATCAACATCATTCTTTTTAATAAAGATGCAGACATAGTTTCACCCATTGGAATCCATATAGATGATATATCAGCAGTAAATGGGGCATTAGTATATGAAGCAGCACTTGAAACCCAAGCTAAATCTGTATCAAAATAACCCTCATAACCAGCAATACTTCCATCTTTTTGTCCGACTAATAAACCACTATATAAAATTGTATCAATCATACTAGCTGGTTCTCTATCTGAATTAAAAGACCAAGTAGTTATTCTAGGTGTTCTTTGAGGTGTTGCGTGTTTAAAATCAAATATATAAGTAATATTTTTATCAGTAAAGGTCAGAATATATATTCCTTCATTCTCTAAATAAACTGATTTTATTACTTTATTACTTTGACCTATGTTTCTAATAATTGTGTCTTTAATGTTTAAAGATAAATCTTGCATAGGTAGCTTATCTTTTTCTGTAGTACGAGCAAGTGAACGCAAACCTGTTGCTGATAAGAAAACTAAATCATCACCAATAGCTTGTACTGTATCTCTACTTACTAAACCAATACCTTTAATAACTTCGTCAAGTGCTAATGTTCCACCCGACTCTGGGTTATTATAAACAACAATATTATTCTTACCAAATATAATTAACTTACCATAGAATGGTGCTATTGCAACTATTTCATCTGTTCCCCATACTGTTTTTAAGTCAATATAACCAGAGCCAGAACCAGTCCAATCATCTCCATCTAGTAAAACTGAGTAAAATAACACATCTGGGGCTTCTGTAACTCCTCCTACCCAAAGTTTTCCATAGAAACCCATACCACAACTAGGGTCAAATAGCGTAGATATTGTTGCAGGGTCAGTTGCATGAGCAGTCCACTTTGCACCAGAACCTAAAGAACCATCATATCTTTGAGGCACAACACCTGTATGAAAACAATGTAATCTATTATTGAAATTCACAAATTGCCAATCACCTGTTGTACTTCCTACTGTATGTTTAACATCAGCACCACTAGCAGGGAAAGCAGCATTTGGAGCAGTAAAATCCATTGTATAAATACTTGTACCATAACTCGCAAATATCTTATTTGTTCCTTGGTCGTTGTGTTCTATCATAGAACCAATAGCTGTACCAGTTGGAACTACTTTTTGCTTTAATCCTTTTCTAAGAGATATTCTTCCAGACTCCCTAAGAACTACATTATCAGCTTTAGTAAGCCAAGAAGGGTCTAGTGTTGCTGGATTACTTTGAGTATTAAGTCCATTAACACCGAAATTGATTAGTGGTTGATATGTTAAAGGCTTTGCCATTAGTTAACAAACCAATCTGATTCATATTGTGTATTACCACTATCAAGCATGATAGCTTGTTTAAGTGATTCAGCAGCTTCAATTGCCATTAGGCTAGATTGAGTGCCACCATCTTCACCTCTCTCTGCTATTGCCCTAGCCCATGCACCCAGTATAACTGGCTTAGATGGAACTTTTAATACTGTACTAGCTGTCGCTAAATCATCTTGGTATTTAATAATATCAAATGTTATAGTTTCAGCCTTTGTTGGAACAGGTGTTAAATCTACTTTTAAATTATTAGAAGCATCACTACCATTAAAACCATAATATAGAGCATCACCAGTAGTGTCTGTAGGGTACTTTACTGTGTTGATGTACACCTTACTTACCTGTCGTAAGTGCATCCCTGTAGTATTGTTTGTTGCATCCACAATCTTAATCTCTTGACCAGATGATAAGTTATAGTTTTTAGTTCCATTGACTGTAGTTATATCAACTGCTTCTCTAAGATTTAACCAGTCGTGATATCCCTCTATACTGCGTTTAGAATCATTAACTAAAGCACCTATAACTTTTTCATAAGCAGATACAGTTGTACTATCATTAATATCACCAGACCAATCAGCAGAGATAGTATCTTCTCTTAGTCTTATTAACACTTGATTAATTAGTTCTCTAAATGTCATATCTTATCCTTTAATTATTTTTCCCCATACTGAACTTATCCCTTTTACAATGTCTATTACTTCAACTTGAAAATTTCCATTATCAAAAAAGGTTACAATTCCAAAAGCATGATTCCAGTTATGTAGTCTACCCCTTAACCATGTGTTATTTTCTGCTGACATATCTTTTAAACAACCCATTGACCACGCACTAATGTTTCCGTCTAACAATCTTGTGGATGAAAACCTTGACACATCATGTGTGTGTCCGTATATAATATTTGTACCATATCTCTCTAAGTGTGTTTTAGCATGAGTAGTGGTTGTATATGCTCCATGTGTAAAAGACAATTTTCCAATGGTTAAAACCTTATTATACTTATAATACTCATATCCTCTTTCATCCCACTTACACGCATTTCTAAATGTATATTGGTCAAGATATGGATTCTCTTCTACAAACGCATCAAGCCATTCATCATGGTTTCCTGCAAGAATATACCTATCTTTACACTTAACCTTGTCTAATACTTTATCAAATCTATCTAGCTGTTTGTTGACAGCTTTAATTTCTTTATCTATTTCTGGTAATTGGTACTCTAATGGTGGTCTTTTTCGCCTCTTATATCTATGTCCAGATACAGATTCCCATTCTCCAACATCTCCCAGATTAATAAATATGTCTGGTTTTACAAATTCTATCGCCTTTAATACGACCTTTACTGCACTCTCATCATGTATTGGAAAATGCTGGTCGGGTATAACAATCGCCCTTGTCATGTATTACCTACCTTTTGCTAGTTGTGCTCCAAAGTAAAATTCGATTATCATTGTTGCCCATTTGAATATTTCATCAAACTTCAACATCCCTTCTACAGTTACATATTCTATCACATCGGGTGTTAATTGCAATCCTAATATACTTGTGCCTTTTATTACTGTAGGTATGACAGTAGGTACATCAAACCATACAGGTGCTACTTGTGTAAATATAACTAACGCTAATATTACAAATATAATTACTCTTCTATTAAGTGCAGCCATTGGACTCTCTTTGTCTGCCCTATCTCTAGCCATATTAATAGAATCATTACGAACTTGTAGTGATTGTACCATTAGCTTTTGATTCTCTGCTGCTGCTTGACTCTTTAGAGCAAACAACTTACCAATAAATCCCAACATTATCGGTGCTACATTTGTTAAAAATCCTATCATACTGCCACCCTTAATGCCTCAATAATTCCAATCTGAGTAATAATATAGAAACCAATAGCACCATAAACACTCCACTTAATCTGTAACATACTATTATTAATTTTCTGAATGGCTTTATTAGTATCTTCAATACGACTAAACAGTTTGTTTATTTGCGTACTATGTTTGTCTAATGTCGTTTCCACTCTAATAATTCTTTCTTCCATAATGTCCTTTATTTATTTAAGCCAACTGCACTACCTGTAAGTATCGCACCAAAGGCTAAGTGAAATAACCCACCACCCATAAGAGTGAAAGGATTGTGCTGTCCTGTTAACTTCTTCAT